CTCGATCGCCACCTGTGCCGCGTAGAGTGTCGACTTGGCGGTGCGTTCACCTTTCTTCGTCAGGTCGACAGCGTCGCCAAACTTGCTGGCGGTGATGACGCCGGCGCGCGCGGCGTGCCATTCTTGTGTTCCCTGTTGGCATTGGATGAGGATCACGATTGCTGCTCCTTTGCGATCTGGGCCTGAAAATCGGTTTCGAAATCGTCGTCGGCGCCGGGCTCGCGCGCGGGCTCATTCGGCGTTACGTCCTGTGCGCTGTTCTTCTGGTCGGCGCGGCGCTTGATTTCGTCGCCACGCACTGCAACGGTCTGCTTGAACATCTCGTATGCCTGCATGTCCTTCGTCGGACGGATCGCGGATACGCCTTCCTGCCAGACCTTCGTGAGAGCTTCCGGCGTGCGCGCGGCCTTTGCCTTGTCGATCCACGCCTTCAGCACGTCCGGATCGCACACGTTCGGGCGTTCGGCGCTGAAATTGACGCCTTCGCCGCCTTCGGTGTTGAGGTGGTGGATCGCGGTGTCAAGGCGCTCGGTCTTCGGCCAGGTCTTGTACGCGCGCTTGATGACCGTCTTCTTCGCCATTTCGTTGAAGTCGGTCTTCCACGGACCGGTGTCTTTCTTGCCAGTCTCCGACCGAGCCTTGATCGCCATCACTTCGGCAATCGTCATTGTGTCGGTGAGGTAGTCGCCGTTCGCCGTCTTGACGACCACGTAGACGCCGACCACCGCGCCGCGTGTCTTGCTGAACGGTGCGAAGTCGTGCAGGGGAGCCTTGTCGAAGCCGCGAAGGGTGAAGGTGTCTTCCTCACACACGACCTCTGCCTGACCCCACTGGATCGAACCAGAAGCGATCGCCAAGTCGAGCAGACCCATATAGCTGATGTCGAGGCAGACCTTGCCGCCGCGCGGCACGAGATACGCCTGCTTGCGCGCCGGGTTCAGGCTGATGCCGATAGCCGACACGTTCGTCACAGCAGCCTGAATCGATGCTCGATCCTTTTCGGCAACGCCCAGCAGATACGAGTTGTTCTGCAGGATCTGTACAGCGAAACCGGCTTCGCGCTCGAAGTTGATCGAGCGGTCGACGGTCACGCGCTCGAAGTGCTCGCGCACGCCGTAAATCTCGTTGGTAACTACGGTGAGGGCATTGCTCACAGAGGACTCCGTTTGAAGTAAAGAATCACGAACGCCACCGCAGCGCCGAGGAGCATGGCGAGGAGCGGGCGGGTGTCGAGGTATTGGGAGAGGCGGCGGATCATTGCGGCACCCCGAGGCGCGTCAACGTCTCGAACAACTCGTCTGCGTCCCCGAAAACAGAGCGAGCGTCTTCCTTCGTCGCCATGTCGAGAAAGTGACCGTCGTACAGATGGTTGTAATCGCACCCAACTTGAACTGAGACGATTTGCCCGTCGTTGTTGCGGTGATATTCGAGGTACGTGCAGCCGCAGTGCCAGTCGTAAAATGCGGCCGCGTCCTGCCACATCGAGTTGCCTTCGAACTTCGAGAAGTGCGGATGCTTCGGAAAAATGAAGGCATACAGGCACCACTTATGTTCGAGCTGGTCGGAATGGACGAACTCCCCATTCACCAATCCATATCGGCGGTCCGAGTGGCGGCTGACTTTCACAAGGAAGTTCTGCCCGCGTTTCGTCCACTCGTCTTTGTGTCTCCATTCGCTCACCGAACACCCCCAACAGTCGGGCAATGATGAAAATGCTTCGCGATGTAGCCGGGCACGAACAGCGCGCCGATACGCACCCGCGGCACCACGCCGCGACGAACCAGAGCAGCCTTTGCAGCCTCCTGACGGCGCTTCGTGCGTTCGCAGAGCATTTCGTACTTCAGGTCTAGGACTCGGTCTTTCAGCATGACAACCTCAGATAGAAAGCGAAGATCACGAGAGCGCACACTGCCGCGGCACACACGCCGGCCGAGAATGCGAGGGAAAGGTCGGCGAGGCCGAGTTGGCGATCGGTGGGACGGTTCACGCCATCCTCACGATGCGCAGCGCGCAGAAGCCGATGAACAGGGCGAAGGCCAGGAAGCCGAGGACTAGGGCGGTCATTCGACACCTCGGGCTTTGGCGATTGCGGCGCGGGCACGGTCGACGCAGTTCATGTCAACGCTGAAATCAGAATTCACGCCGTTGCGCGGGTTTGGCACACAGGCTTCGAGATACGGAAGCGCGTACTGAAGGGCATCGAGCAAGTCGCGATACTCAGGAGTCGTAGCTCGAAAGTTCCATGCCTTCGCTGCATCCGTTTCTTCGCAGTAGAAAATCACCTGTTCTACGCAGCCGATATCGCACCGGACTTTCACAATCCGCTTGCCGCTATCCATTGCGCCACCGTATTCAAAGCGCGCGAAGCAACCGCAAATCGGGCACGTGTTGAGTTGGATTGGCGTGTGCTTGATCTCGCTCATTGCACACCCCACTTCGCGACTTCGGCGTCGATCCGATCCATCCGGTCGTTCGCCATCACTTCCGAGTCCTGTTCGATGTAGAGGTCGATAAGCGAGCGCGTCATCGTGCCGACGATATCGACGTTGCCAGCTAGCAGGTGAGCTCGCAGAACCGTCGCCGCTTCTGTGCTGATGCTCTGCATGCCCGCGACAACGTCCAGCGGCTCCAGCGCCGCTTTGCGCTTGTCTGTCGTTTCTTTTGCGATGGTCGCGATCTCCTCGCGGCGTGATTGCTCCGCAAGGATCGCCAGCTCGCGCTTTGAAAACTCGCGGTCTGACTGGTATTCAGTTGCGGTCGAAACGCGCTGCGGGTTGTGGAAGGCTGACTGCATCTCTCACCTCACTGTGTGGTGTTGCTGTGAGGTGAATATTAGAGTGCTAATAGTCGGGCGTCAATAGCAAACTAATATTTCTAGGCGAAAAAAAGCCCGCGAGGTGCGGGCTGTATCTGGTGCGTCTCAGTCAGTACGTCTGGCAATTTGTGATGTTGCCAAACCGTTGACAGTTCGTATTCAATACTGGACTCGGGAGGATAGGATGGTAGGTGGCCGTGGGTGCGGGTGCTGCGGCGCTCCCGCCGATGATCATGGCGGCGATTGCCGCTCGTCGCTGCCGGTCGTCGTTATCGGCGGTGACCAACTTTTCGTGTTGCTCTCGGATTTGCATGATCGCGTCTGTCGCCGCCGCACGATAGTCGTCGTAACCGATTTTTCCGCTCTCGAAACTCTTGGAGACACCAACCATGCGCCAACTCTGCTTCATGAGAACAACATCCATGGGCCCGTCTGGAGGTGCAGCAGCGCGGTCGTAATATTCACTCCAGAACTGTGACCGCAGCAGGGCGCCAGAGGCAACCTTAGATTGCTGGTCAGATATCCATGATTGAAGGTCGCTAATCTTGGTTTCGTATCGCGATTTTTGGATATTCGCGCAAGCTGAAAATCCAAGGATGACGGCAATTGCCAACGGTACGAGATTTAGTTTCTTGCTCATATTCTTTCGCTCTGCCGATGAACGATGCGGCCTAGGATAAAAGTGTTTTCGTCGCAGCGTTTGCGTGGAAAGCGTCTGCCGTCTGTGTTGTCGGAGCAGAGCCACCAGTCACCGGAATCGCGGATCATGCGCTTGATGACCAGTTCACCTTCGTAGTTTGCGGCGAAGGCATCCCCATCGGTGGGGTTAGCGTCAGCGGTATTTATCACCACAACGTCGCCGTCTGACAGCGTTGGCTCCATGCTGGCGCCGCGCACCTTGATCGCGTATAGCTTGTCTGGATCGAAGCCCCGTGCTTCATACCAACCACGCTGGAAGAACAACGGGCCACCGTCCTGCTCATCCAGATAGTCGACTGCAAAGCCGGCGATTCCTGCACTAATTCTGAAGGCCACTTTTCTTATCGGAATGAATTGATCGGTCTCTTCCGGGCGGATCACGGCCTTTTTCGGTCGTTCCATCGGCCCGTTCCCGGTCTCTAGCCAATCAACCGATACATCTAAAGCCCGCGCAATGGCGGGCAGATGCTTCGATCCCTGACTCGGGTTGTTCTCGAGTTGACTGATCGTACCCTGGGTTACGCCAGCTTTTAAAGCCAGAGATAGCTGGGAAAGGCCCCGCTGATCCCGCAATTGACGGATTCGTGTGCTTGTGCTCATGGGCGAAACTTTATTAGTTTTCTCAAGCAGAGTGCTATTGAATTCCGCTATTAGCGTGCTAATATTCGGTCCATGAACTGGACCAAACTCCTCTCCGACATCTTGGCTAGTGGCATGAGCCAAGCTGATATCGCCCGCCAGATTGGGGTTACCCAGTCCGCGGTTTCTCACGTCCTGAATCAGAAATCCCAAAAGGGATTTCGCTTCGAGCCTGGACAGAAGCTGATCGCGCTGCATAAGAAGGTCTCCCGCGCCGAGCAGAAGAAAGCCCGGCGTGTCGATGGGACGCCAGTTCCGGAAGAACAACCGGCCGCCCACTTCACCGAGCAGGCGGCGGCATGAACGATCAGACCGCGTCCATGTTCTGGCTCAAGAACCGCCGAACGACGGTTTCAGCAAATCTCGAATCTGCTGCACCACGTCGTATTGAAATTCGGCGTCCGACCCAGCATCAGCAAGCATCGTCGCCGACAGTGACTCGCACTCATCGTCGAAGTGCTCTTGAAGTTTTGCGCGCGCGTCTGCGGGCAGCGATTTCACGAGCGCTGAAGTGAAACCGATCAATACGGTGGTTGTCGCCTGCAACCTAGCGATTTCCTTTTGTTGTTCGTCCACGGGATTCCCCTTCATGAAAAGAATGTTTGTCGATGGCCTGCAAGCCGACGCCGATTCTGCCATGTCGGGGAATCCCGCCCGTTTTGGCGTGCTACCGGCCGCCGCCTGATTCCCCGCAGCCGGCGACCGTGGAACGAAGTATCAAGTTTCATGGCGCGGTGCACAACGTTCAACAGGACCACACGTGAACATCACCGACGCAGCCTACGCAGTTGCGCACGACTATCCGGGGGGCACCGAGTCATTGGCGCCACGGCTCGGCATGTCCGGCGCAGTCTTGCGCAACAAGGTCAATCAGAACAACACCACGCACCATCTGACGCTTGCTGAAGCCGTTCGCATGTCCGACATCACGGGCGACCTGCGCGTGCTTCAGGCCTGGGCTCGCGAAGCCGGTATGGCACTGATGGAGATCCCGCAGCCCGAGAACTGCTCAGACGGCGAAGTGCTGGAAATGATGGCCGAATCGATGAAGACCTTCGGTGATGTCGGCCATCAGATTACCAGGACATTCGAAGACGGCCGGGTCGAGCAACACGAGGTTCGCCGCGTGCGTGACGCGATCTGGTCGCACCTGAGCAAGCTGTTCGGATTGTCGAACCGCATTGAAGGCATGGCGGAGAAATAACCGTGACCGATCTCGAGCGCGAGCGCGAGCAGCGCATCAAGGAACTTGGCGACGCGATGGTCAATGCGGCGTCTCAATACGCGCGAGGTGTCTTGTGGCAACAGATGCGATCGCTTATTGCGCAGCGCTCACGCTCGCAGGTTACCCGCATGGAACGTCAGAGGGGGCTGAAATAATGGCTCGCATCCGCAGCATCAAACCCGATTTCTGGACCGACGAGAAAATCGTCGAACTTCCTTTCGAAGCTCGTCTGTTCTTCATCGGCTCATGGAACTTCGCAGACGACTCAGGGAATCTCCAGCGCTCGGCCAAAAAATTGAAGATGCAAATCTTCCCTGCCGATGTGATCGACTGCGAACCGCTGATTCAGTTGCTGATTGCTCACGGATTCCTCACTGAGTATTCCGTGAATGGCGAAGAATACTTGCACATCAAGGGTTTCAAGGCGCATCAGGTCGTCAACCGACCATCCAAATCCAACATTCCCGAGCCTAAAAAGGATGATCTGTTCGGCGGACTCACTGAGGACTCACTGACGGAAGGGAAGGGAAAGGAAGGGAAGGGAGAGGATATGTCGGGCGAGCCCGACTCCGTGAGCGAAGTTCTCGACTACCTCAACGACAAAGCAGGTCGTCGTTTCGAGCCTGTTCCTGCGAACACGAAGCTGATCGCTGCTCGAATGCGTGAGGGTGCGACTGTTGGTCAGCTGAAAGCCGTGGTCGATGCGAAATGCCGGGATTGGCTGAACGATCCGAAAATGTCCGAATACCTGCGTCCTGCCACGCTCTTCAACGCGGAGAAATTTGGGCAGTACTCCGGGTCGCTGGGAGCCAGTCGTGGTGCCAACGGCTCATCGGTCGAGAGCGACTACGCCGACATCATGCGGGGTGCGCTGTGAGCCAACTCCCGCGCAACGCCGAGACCTTGCTGAACATGCGCAAGAACCGCGTGAAGCCTGAGCTTCCGGTTCTGGTCTCGTTGATCGGCCCGCTCGATTTCAACAACGTCACGCTGACCGCTGATGCCAATTCCGACTACGACTGGACGCTGATTGCAGGCCTCGACGTTGACCTGATGACTGCTCAATCGGTGCCGTTTGGCCGCGTGCTGGCGACGCTCTCAGCCCTTGCTGACGCTGTGCCGCGCCAGATGGTGCTGAGCTTCCGTGAAGGCGCTCAAGTCGATTGCGGGCAATGGCGCATCGCTGGCGAACAGACCTATTTCGACTGGTTCCCGATGGCCGTCAGCCCGCGTCGTGCGAAGCCCGTGAACCACGTCAAGGCGTACCTGCAAGGCCAGAAGGTCGAGAAAGCCTTGTGGGATGAGATGGGCAAGCGTCTGCCGATCCCTTGGGATCTCGAGATGGACGCGATCGTTAAAAAAATCACTGAGGAGCGGCAATGCGCGTAATCCCCGACGACATCGACTTCGATGCATACCTGCGCGATGAACAGGACGGCCGAGCCGATGTGCGACCAGCCTCTGAATGGGCAGACGAGGTGGTCAAGTTCTTCCATGGCGAAGATGAGCAGGTCACCGGGCAGTCGACACCGTGGTCGAAGGTCGAGGACCGCGTGCGCTTCCGTCCGGGTGAGGTAACGCTATGGCCGGGCATCAACGGGCATGGCAAGTCCGGCGTCGTGAATTTCGTGATGCTCGGCGCGCTGGTGGACGGCGGCAAGGCCTGTATCGCCTCGTTCGAAATGAAGCCCGAAGTCACGATGCGCAACCTGAACCGCCAGGCCGTCGGCTCCAACTCGCCCACGATAGAAGCGATCAACGCCTTTCACCGTTGGACCGATGATCGTCTCTGGCTCTATGCGCACCGCGGCCAGGTGACGCCGGAACGAATGCTTGCCGTCACGCGCTACTGCCGAAAAGAGCTTGGCATCGACCACATGGTGATCGACAGCCTCATGAAGTGCGGCATTGCGCCGGACGACTACACGCGCCAGAAGAACTTCGTCGACCAGCTCTGTGTGCTCGCGCGCGACACCGGCATCCACATTCACCTCGTGCACCACATGCGCAAGGGCGAACGAGAGTTCGACACGCCTGACAAGTTCTCTGTCAAAGGCGCCGGCGAGATAACTGACCTTGTCGACAACGTGCTGATCGTGTTCCGTAACAAGCGCAAGGAAGCGCAGACGGAGACGGAAACCGATTCGAAGAAGCTCGAGGAACTGGCGAATGTGCCCGATTCGACGCTGATCTGCGCAAAGCAGCGCCACTTCTCTTGGGAAGGAAAGATCAACCTGTGGTTCGACAGAAAAAGCCTGCAATTGCTCGAGTCTCCGTCGGCACCGCGCCGTTACATCGACTTCAGCAACAGCCAATGGAAACAGGAGTGGGCACGATGAACCCGACCACCACGCCCGCGAGCGCGGGATTTCCGCACGCCCAAAAGACGATGGTTCCGGCCCAAAAGGAAAAAACATGCTGATCGGCTGCGATCCCGGTATCAAAGGCGCCTTGGCGTTCTTCTACGACGACGGCCGATCGGCTGTGCTCGACATTCCCGTGCGCGCGAAGAAAGACGGCGGCAATGAAGTAGATCCTCGTGCGTTGCAACTGACGCTGCGTCACAACGTTCCGGCCGATGAGAAAGGTCTGGTCGTGATGGAAAGCTCGCACGCGTTCATGGGCAGCGGCAGGCGCGTTGGCTCGATGGCGTCTCAGGCGTCGCTTGCGGCCACCAAAGCGGTCGTCGCGGCCGTCTGCGAACTCAGCGGCATGGACATCGCCTACGTGACGCCGCGCGAGTGGCAGAGCCTGTTCGGCATCCGCAAGACCGAGCGCGAGGACACGAAGGATCAGAGCCTGCGCATTGCGCGCGAGCTGTAT